GCAAACGAGCCACGGAGTAATTCGTGCGATGATGAGGGATGCGCCGAAAAGCGAGACACCTGACAGGGTATCACCGTCTCGCGCAAGCGGTTCTGGCGACGGCGATTGAAGATGCGAGCCTTCCAGGATACCCGCCGATGCCAGGGCGTCGAGACTTGACGAACCCTCGGCCTGAGCGCATGATCAAGGCACGGGCCTTCCTGTTGAATGCGAAAGGGCCAATGCTGATGCACTGGTGTGGCATCCTGGGGAGTGACCCTGAAATGGTAGCGGCATTTGCTCGCCGCCAGCTATGCCAGCGAGGACTGAGTGACGAGACGAAAGGAACGAATCCGTCATGAGGATGTAGGGGCCGTTTCGCATTGGCCGTTACTCGTCTCGTTGGCATGGATCGTGGGGTGCGTGAGTCTTGGACTCGCCGCATGTGCGACTGAGGCCCAAACCCCCACATCCAGACCGGTGTTGCAATGTTTTCATGGCGGGGCGGTGGTGGAATCGGCTCCGAGAGTGGAGAGCTTCCTGTTGCGACAGCAGGGAACGATGTTGGAAGCGCGATGGATCAATCCGACCACGCACGAAGAGGAAATTCTGGTGACAACGCTCCCGTGTCTGTATCGGGTGACGAATCCACCCGCAGGACTTCGGCCAGCCGTGTAGGGGTGGCCTCACGTATGCACGAGTCATCGCTCCGTTCATCCGTGGCCGACGCGGGATACCCCGATCTGGACTGTCACACCTGCGGAGGAACGCTCTGGGTGATAGATGAACGGACGGTCATGGCCCCAAACGCACGATTTACCTATGTTCCCTGGCGCGTTGCTGAAGCGACCTGCGACACCGCGTCGTGTACGCCGTATCTCGTGCAACGCAAAGCGACGGCGCACGATGCCCGCTAAAACTGTCCCGCCACCGCTGCGTGACCAGTTGATGACGGAATTTCGTCACTTTCTCTGCGACCGCACGTCCTTTGTGCCGTTCGAGCATCAGGCGGCATGGTGGGCAACGACGGACGGCTACGAGTTAAGCGATCAGACCGTCGATGAGTCCGACACAGCGCCGTCCATGCAGGTGCGCCTTCCCGATGGCACCGTGGTGCATCGACTGCTGACACCGAGAACACACGGACGCGCCAAGGTGGTGGCTGAGTTAGGGGCGTATAAATCTGGGAAATCAGCAGGGGCTGGTATGTGGGCGGCGGCGTTTGCGGCGGTGCCCAATGCCCTGGTGTATCTCGTGGGGAATGAATACGATATGACCGCCCCTGAGTTTGAATACCTCCTGGAAGCCGTCTGTTCTGAACGAGGGCTGAATCAGAAGTATAAATCCCTCCAGAATCGACCGAAAGACGGACGGCTCTGGTTGGAACTCGATAACGGCGCACGATTTGAAGCGCGGTCGTGGGAACGCAGTGAATCGCTCAAGGGCAAGGAAGTGGATGCCTATATTTACTGCGAAGCCTACCAGTTGCCAGGGATTGAGTGTTTTACGTCAGTCGCGCAGAATCTTCGGGTCCGGCAGGGTTATGCCGTGTTTCCGACGACCCCTGACAGACCGTGGGTTGAGATTTTCCACGAACACGGGCATGGACATCCTGATTTTCCATCATGGGTCTGTAAATGTGGCATTCCAGCCACCGTGAATCCCTATAGTTTTGATCAGGCCGCGATGGATCGTGACCGGAACCTGCTCACACGGGAAAAGTTCTCGATTGCCTATCTCGGACGGTTAGGCGATTACGTCGGTCGTGTCTATAACTATCAGCGCGGCACACGGCTCATTACACGCGCCGATCATCCACGGGTGTGGCATAATTTGTCTGATGAACCCGTGAAACAGAACTTTAAGGTGCCACCGGACTGGAAACTCGAAATCGGAGCCGATACCGGCACCTATTGTGCGGCGGTCCTGATTGGTGTCTCACCGGAAGGCTGCGCCTACGTGCTGGATGAGGTCACTAATTATCGGTACGTTGCGAATACAACGGAACTCGACTCGGAAAGCTCCATCGTGCAATGGACGCAAGCCGTGACAGCGATGGCCGACCGTTGGAAGGCCCGCCCGATGGCCTGGGTGGATACCAATAGTCAGTTCAAGCAGGAATGCGGGCATCATGGATTACATTTGCTGGCAAATAAGCGCGGTCGGGAAGCACGAACCGAAGGAGCGCGGCAATACTTTCAGCATGAACAGATTTATCTTGCGCCCTGGTTGTCGATGATTCCCTATGAACTGGAATATGCCCAGTGGCCTGACCGCACCAGCGCGGCGGGAAAATACGAGCGCATTAAAGTCAACGACCACGCACTGGATTGCCTGGAGCATGTGCTGTCCCGTCATCCCCGAGGCACCTATCGGGATGAGACGCGCATTGGTCATCCAATGTTCAGTAACGTGCAGTGGATGGGAACTCCATTGCGAAAACGGAAGAATCGCGCAGTCGCTGATGCACACCTTGGAGGGTTATGATGGCCGGTGAACGAGCAGAAGAGGTGCAGGAGTCTGAATATCGTGAAATGCGGATGGCGCTTCGGTCGATTGAGAAAAAACTGCATTTTGTGATGCAAACCCTCTCGTTGACCAGACAATTACCGAATGGAACACAGGAATCGAGATCGCTAACCGCACTCTTCGAGGAGATGAAAGCCCATGATGGAACAACTCCGCAAACGTTTGCTGACGTGGCTAAACGTGCCTTTGCCTCCCCAGGAAAATCTGGAGGATCTCCAGAGTCTTCAGGACCGGATGGATTCTCTTGAACGACTCGTGATGACCACTCTTCAGCGCCCCGATTCGCCAGTTGATGCCCCAGTGACAGATCGTGAACTGGAAAGTCTGCCCGATGTTCATCTAGGAGCGCAATAATGCCTGTTGTAAGAGGGAAAAAGTTCGACTATACGCCAGAAGGTAGACAACAAGCCGCCCAAGAACGCCAAAAGGACGGTGTAACGCGCAAAAAGCCGACGTATCCAGAATTTAGCAAACAGCGCACACGGGAGCAGCCGCTCCAGAATATGGCACCACAGAGGCCGCCTTCTCTCAATGCGGGTGGTGTCCAGGGGAATCCTGGTGCGCCGTCGCTTCAGAATCCAGCGAATGCTCAATTACTCAACCCCCTCCAGGGATCAGCGATGACCCCTGAAGGTATTCAGCAGAAAATGGCGACAATTCGAGAAATGTTGATGAAATTGGGCGTCAATCCCGATCAACTCTCGTAACGAAATGGACGCATATGCCTAATGACGCAGACGCCTTAGCGGAGTTCAGCGAAGACTATGACCGCCTTCGCGCACAGAAAGCTCGCAGTGTCGGATCTGTCGAACTTCGGATTCTGACAAACCTGGCATTTGCCTCCGGCGAACACTGGGTGGGGACGCAGAATCGAGCGATTTTTACGCGCAAACGCGATCCCAACAAACTCTATCTGGTCTTTAATCTCGCCGCCCAGATGCTACACAAGATGTTGGGGCGATTAAGCAGTATTGCGCCTGTGTTCAAGGCACGAGCCGACAAACAAGACCCGAAATCCATCGCTCAGACGGCAGTGGTCGATAAACTGATTCGCGCCCTGGATGAGAAGCTGGATCAGCAGTCCAGAAGTTGGGAAATCCTCTGGTGGATGGCGATTGGCGGTGTCGCGTTTGAATATGTGCCGTGGGTGAAGGACGCCACGATGGAACCGATGCCACGGTTTGACGAAGAAACGGATGAGTTGATGTGGACATCAGTGCAAACAGGAGAAGTCGTTCCTGAATCCGTGCGTCAGATTGCGCTTCAACAGGGAGCGCCACAGGAGCATTTTGAAGTTATTGAGGATATGGTGCTGGCTGGAGATGTCGGCAGTGAAGTCTTGAGTCCGTTACAGGTCTTTATTGATGCGTCGGTGCGGTCCATTGATGATTTATCTCCAGATCAGGCAGTCTATATCGCCAAAATTCGCACATTAGGCTGGATTGAAGCAAATTACGATCTCGGGAAGGAAACGATTGAGAATATCAAGGATGCGAAAGATGTCAGAATTCTCTCGACCGATTTGAAGCAGTTTGGCGATCCGACAGGATCGGTGCATCTTCAAGACTTGATTCCACGTATTCAGGGGAGTCAAACGCAAAACGACCCCGATTTATCCGTTGTTGTGGAGCGGTTCCAGCCAATTTCCTCGAAACATCCCCGTGGACGCTATACCGCCTTCATTCCAGGAGAGCAAATCCTTCTTGACGAAGATAGTCCCTATGAATCTATTCCTATCGTTGATTTCCATTGGGGACCAACCACGACGAGCTTCTGGAGCAACGACTACATTAGCGACCTCATTGCTCCGCAACGGTTCCTCAATAAACGCCTGAGTCAGCTTGGGGAACAGGCGAATGCGTCGATTTACGCCGATGAACTCCTGGGACCGACGTTAAAACGGGAAGATGTGCCATCAGATTATCCGGCTCCGATTGAGGGAGGCTTGACGGATGCTGGCGTGAAAATGGTGCAGCGTCGTGATCCTCCGCAATTACCGGCCTGGTTTATGCAATCCGTTGAACTGACCTTGAAATTGATGCGGGAAATTGCCGGAGGAGTTGATCTCTTCTCTGAACAGAAATTTCCAGGGCAAATGCGCGGCTCAATGGCTGTGCCGATGCTACAGGAGATTATCGACACCCAATGGGGGAATCTCTATCAGCATATCGGTCAACGCATGGCAAAAGTCAAAGAAATGCGGATCAATCGTGTCAAAGAGTATTACCCGGCCTTTCGGACGCTCCATTACACCGATAACAGCATGAAGGATGAGGTGTTCATCTTCCAGGCATCTGAAATCCTGCGATCTGGCACCGATTACTCGATTACGGTTGAGCGCGGCAGTCTGATTCCAGAGCTTCGCGCCTTGCGAGAGGCTCGAATTCGAGAACATCTCCAATCACCATTGGGCATTCTCTATATTGATGAACGCACTGGACGGATGGATAAGGAGAAAATTGCCTCTGACCTGTCAATGGGCGATATCGGCCGTGAAGATGCTGAATCACAATACCGAAAACTAGGAATGAACCTGGTGGAACGGTTATGGCAGGGAGAACCACTCCCTGAGCATATTCCCATGCCGTTTTGGAATCTCCGCGTCATTATGGACGAATTAGAGGCTGAAATGGCGAATACGGAGTGGCTTGCTGCCAGCCCAGAAATACAGAAGGGGTTTGTGGTGTTCTGGAATAAATGCCGTAAATTCCTGATGGAAGCCTCTGAGCGACGACAGAGCGGTATGCAGGATCAGCAAGTCCAGAGCGCTGTCGCGCAAGCCGCACAACAGGCGGCGGCGAAAGCGGCGGCTGAAGCCATTGATATGGCAATGGACCAGATGAAGATTAGCCAGCAACTTGCACCACAAGCCCCAGAAGCGCTGGCTCAGGCGATGGCGCAGCAGCAGGAGCCTCGATAATGGTCGTGCGTAGGAAAACGCTTAAAAAGGTTGTCTCTGAGGCTCAGGCAAAAGCTATTGCGCGAAGTGAGGCTGATAAGTCTCGTGATCCAGGGAAATTCAGCCAGGTGATGCGAGAATGGAGTGATGGGAAACTCTATTCAAGAAGCGGAGGAGGTGGAATCAAGCGGTAGACTTGACACCCTAATCGTGCATTTCTATACTCCGAGTGAAGAACATCCGATACTGATGCGAATACGGACATGAACACGCAACTGGCACTCATCGGCAGATGAATACGCCATCTTGCACTCATGAGCCACTCGACTGAGGAGCGAAGATGCCAGACGATGAATTAACTATTGCGCCAAGCGGAGAATCCGAAGGCGCATCTACAGACACTACAGATACAGGAGGATCATCCACTGAGGGTTCCTGGCCCGCAGATGCTCAAGCCGAATATACAAAAAAGACTCAAGCTCTTGCCGAAGAGCGGAAATCGTGGGATACGGAGCGATCCAAGCAGACACAGCAGTTGCAGCAATACGCTCAACAGTTGCAGCAGCAGCAGTATGCGAAACATTATGCGGATCAAGCGCAAAAACAGACTCAACAGGGACAGAAGAATACGTCCTCGATGTTGGATCAGTTACGCACGATGCCGTATCTTGATGGAAATACCGCCGCCCAGTTGATGGAACGCATGGTAAATGAGGGAATCAACCCTCTGACCGAGGCACTCCAGCAACGCGATCAAGCGATTGCGAAACTCTATAAGGATTACAAGGAGTTACGCGATAACTTCGGAAACGCCAATAATAAACAGGCTGAACAGGATCTTGAGGGTCGGTTTAGTTCAATCCGCGAGCAACAGGGACTTCCCGATACAGCCGTTGTGAATGACCTCATGCGGGATGTCTATTATTCGCATGAACCAAATGAGAGTTTGCAACAGGAATATCCTGATATGCTGCGAAAGCGGTGGGAAGGGATTCAAAAGGCTGTGCGGGATGCTGATCGGGCCGCTGCAAAAAAGGCAAAAGCCTCGCCATTTCCGTCAAGAGGCGGCGAAGTTTCACCTACCAGCGGAAAAACTGCCGGTTATAAAACGCCCGAAGAACGGGCGAACGAATTATGGCCGATGTTGAGTCCGAATCAGACCGAATAAATGATGCTCCTGTAAAGGAGATCGTTAGTCATGGCTAGTACCACTGATGTCATTGAAGCCCTGAAATACACCTATGGGGTCGATCAGGTGCTGTACTTGGTCAATCAAGAGGTCGTCTGCTGGAATATGTTCCAGAAGATGAAGAAACCGCTGGCTGGCCGAGGGCAGTTCTTGATGCCCATTATGGTGAAAAACCCCGGTGCGTGGAGTGGATTAGCGGAAGGCGGGTCATTGCCCTCCAATATCGATCCCGATACGACCGAGGCGTCCTTTAGCCTCCAGGAATTTGCGGGGCTGTACAACATGTCGTGGAAGCTGATTCAGGATGCGAGGAACTCAAAGTTTGCGTTCCAGACCGCTCTGAAGATGATGGAAGGCGGCTTCAGGCGACGTATCCTCAAGCTGATTAATGCCGATCTGATTTCTGATGGACTCGGGAAGCTGGCGGTCATGCCAGCGGCAGACAACCAGACCACCATTACCGTCGATGCGCTTCCAAGTATCGATCTGGGAATGACGGTTGACCTGATTGATGCCTCTGATAATGATGCTGACTTGGCTG